CCTGTATCCGAGCATCATGTGCGCCCACAACCTCTGCTACTCGACACTTGTGATGAACCCGGCATTCGACAACCTGCCGGGTGTCGAGTACGAGCAGTTCGGGGAGTATCGGTTCGCCCAAACGGACGGTGACGGAAAACCTGTGGTTTCCCTTTTACCGACCATCCTCACGGACCTCAAGGCTTTCCGTAAAAAGGCCAAGAAGCTCATGGCCCAAGCGGAGGGGACGCCGATGGAGGCGGTCTACAACGGCCAGCAGCTCGCATACAAAATTAGTATGAACTCAATTTATGGGTTTACTGGTGCTTCTAAGGGCATGCTTCCGTGCGTCGCCATCGCATCCACGGTTACTATGCGAGGACGACAGATGATCGAAGAGACGAAGAATTACGTCGAGGAGAACTTTCCGGGTGCCAAGGTGCGGTACGGGGACTCTGTGATGCCTGGGACCAAGGTCCGCATACTGGACCCAATGGGTCTCGAACAACGAATTCCTATAGAACGCCTCGCGAAATCATGGGAACCGTATCCCGGATTCATGAAAGACGGCACTCACAAAGAAAAGTATGAAGTCGCGGATAACGTGAAATCGTGGACACACATGGGCTGGATGCCTATTCGCCGGGTCATCAGGCACAAGTGCCAAAAGAAGATTTTCAGGGTGACGTCACCTTATGGAAAAGTAGACGTGACAGCGGATCACTCGTTACTGGATACGCACCTGAATCTGATCAAACCAAACGAGATTGAACCTTCAATGGATTTGTTGCACTGTGATGATGCAGTCTTGTTGAATTCTGACCCAAATTTGGTTGAGATGCTTCACGAGTCTTGGGACGGGTACGTGTACGACCTCGAGACCGATGCGGGTACTTTTCAGGCCGGTGAGGGCTATCTCATCGTCAAGAACACCGACTCGGTGATGGTCGAGTTTGATGTGCAAGGACGCAAGGGCCAGGACGCCATCGACTACAGCTGGGAGCTCGGAGAGCAGGCCGCCGAGCAGTGCACGAAGCTCTTCAAGGCTCCGAACGACCTGGAGCTCGAGAAAATCTACTTTCCGTACGTGCTCTACAGCAAGAAGCGCTACGCGGCCAAAATGTACGAGGGTAAAACCAACAAGGATGGGACGCCCGTTCTAAAAGAGGATGGTACCCGTCTCGTCGCATTCAAAAAGATTGACGTCAAGGGTCTGCAGGTTGTCCGACGTGACAGCTGTCCTTTCGTGCGCGAAACGCTCAAGGGGTTATTGACCCTGATCCTAGAGTCGAGCGACCCACGGCCGGCGATAGACCTGGCGCGGGACAAAGCCCGGGACCTCGTGGGTGGGACGGTTCCTATGGAGAAGCTTCTCATGTCGAAGCAGCTCGGGTCGGCGTACAAGGTGCCGACGCCTCATGTGGCCGTCCGGGATAAGATCAGAGCCCGTGCTCCTGGCTCGGAGCCTCAGCAAGGGGACCGCGTTCCATTCGTCATCGTGAAGGGTCCGGGCAAGATGTATGAAAAGGCGGAGGACCCAGTGTGGGTCAGGGACCACAAGGTCCCTTTGGACTATCAGTATTATTTCACGAACCAATTCAAAAAGCCCGTTCAGGATCTTCTAGAGCCTTTGGTGAGCGCGGACCTCATCTTTGACAAGAAATTCATGGTCAAGACGACGAGCACGGTGGAGGTCGAGGCGAAAAGGGCGTTCCTGGCGCGCTTCGCCTTAAAAGCTCAGGGTCCTAGTTAGGTATGGAGCAACAGATTCTGATGCTCATCGAAGAGGAGGTGACCCGAAGGGTCGGCCTCCGAATGGCGCTGGCCCTTGAGGTCGTCGCCAAGACGTACGACATCCCACTCGAAAGGCTGATCAAGGACACGGCCGGACTGGAGGATGCGTTCTGCAAGGGCATCCTCAAGAGTCACAAGAGGTGCCTGAAGAACCCACAGGCGAACGGCTACTGCAAGTTTCACCAGTGTCAGGCGCCTCCACCGGCTCCAAAGGTGGTCGAGAGGGTAAAGGCTCCGTGGGAATGAGCCCCCAGGCGGTCGAAGACCGCCTGTGTCTCGCGCAGCTTCTTCAATTTCATTCGAAAAATTGAAGAGCCTCTTAAAAACGTGAAACGCTTTTAGAATAATGTCGAAGGAATCTTTCCTCCTCGTGAGTCTGACGAAGTTCTTTGATGAGCACAATAACAAGCAGAAGCTGCATGCGATCCTGGGCGACAAAGGGTCTGGCCCGTCCCTTCGCAAGATTGAGTGGTTCGTGACGAATTACTCTAAGAACAACCACGTGACCTATACGGCCCCGAATGGGAAGATGTTTACGGTACACGTCGCCTACAAGTCGAGCCTGGACGGGTACAGTAAAAAGCTTTTCGATCCGTTCTGTCGTACGGAGCGCATCGAATTTCAGGGCCTCTCGACGACTTTAGGCCAACTCAATTTCTTAAAGTGGTGCCTGATGAACGGCATCCTGGACTCCCTCAAAGGAATGGAAGGGAAGCGAAGCCTCCCTGAAACTGTAGGAGAGTGTAGCCATAGTAGTACAGGTACAGGTTGTATCCCTGTATAATTTGGTCCGTGTATTGAGGAAGGAAAGTGAGCTGCAAGTAGGTCGTCTGTGAAACGAGTTTTGAAAAGTTCAAGTAACCCCCCTGATTGTACTCTTTCGGAGTGAGCCCGAATGAGTACGTGTAGATGTTCTTGGACGGAATAGATAGAGCATGCTCCATGGGCTGCTTGAATGTGTAATAAAGAGAACCCTGGAAGGTGCTGAGAATGTCCACGTTATTCAGAGTAATTTTGGCCGTCTCGATCACGTCGACGTAATTGGACGTTCCGGAGGGGAAGTACAGTTGAACGCCCGTCTTGATGTACTGGGTCGTGTAACCATACGAATACCTAAAGTTGTAGTATCGGCCGTCGGTCGTCGTCTCATACGCTTTGTTCCGGAAGAACCACGCGAGCGTCTGGACCGGGTAGTTGGCCGTGAAGTTGAGCTGGATCGTCTGGCTATTAAAGAACTGTGGGGACTCTTTTTGGACGCGGTTCACAATGTACTTGAGAGGTGTGTTTGTGTAGTACAGCTTTTCGGCATTCTCCAGAAGGACCTCCTCTGTGATGAGGTTGGGCCAGAGGGTCGTACCGGGTGGGTAGATGTCCGTTTTGTTCGATACGGGGGCGTTACACCACCACGTGTTGGTGTTGAACGTGAAGCGTACATACAGACGCTGGTTCCACATGGCGCAGACGGGAAAATACGGGCGGCGAAGGCGCTCACGCCCCCTATTATTATGTGAATGGCGCCGGCAAAAGAAGAATTCGAGCGGAATTGTGATAGTCTGCTGGACCTGTGAGTTGATGTTCGAGCCACCGATGGCGCTGTAGATTCCGAGCTGTTCGTCGGCGTCCAGGAAGAGCTGGTCACGGATGACGTACCAGTCATCGTAGAGGGTCTCGACGATCGTCTCGTTGACCAGGAGGTCAATCTGCTTGATGAGGGCACGACCGATATGGTCAGTGTACTGTGCCGTTCCAGGAAGGGCCGGGAGGGTCACGCTCAGGTACATGTTCGAAAGCAGGTGGCCCAATTCAGTCGGTCGCAGTTCAATCTGGACCGTCTGTCCCTGATAGACAGGACTTGGGGGTGGGAAAGGATAGACCTTCTGGTACATCACAAAGTTCGAGTATCGCTTGAATGCCGGGTTCCACTGGGACTTGGACAGGTCGTCCGTCAGGAGGTACTTTTCCTGGGGACCGATCGCCTCGAGGGACAGGATGGACCCAGAACTGAACCCCTTCCCCTTGGACTCTTTGTACTCACTCGGAGGGAAGATCTCCGGGGTCGGTTCGAGGTTCCATGAGGTGTCGGAATTCAATTCCCTCTGCTCGGGGTAATTTCCGATTGAAATTGAGGAGGGCATAGTGACCGGTGGCAACTGGGACAAGTCTTTGGGGGCGTTCGTGAAACTGGTAAACTTGCCCGGGACGAAGGTGGTCGTGAAGGCCGGCTCTTGGATGAGTGCAGGGACTCCCGAGACGTAGACAGGGACGGTCGTATTGACCGGCGCGGACCCATCGATTGGTCTGAGTGTTACAAACATCTGTCCATCAATTTGAGAATACGACGTGACCGTCAAAGGGACTCTGATGGTCGGAAGACCAGTGACGATCCAACCGGCCGCCAGATTTCCAGGAGCGGTGGCCGTAAAGTAGAATTTGATCTGGCCACTAACGATAGTGTAATACCCGAAGAGGGGTACTTGGGTCCTCTTGTTCGAGTACTGAATCTGGTTCGGTGGATAAAGAGTCGCTCCGACGGCCTGCTGTGTCCCTTGGATGCTTTGGTCCGTATCCGTCTGCAATGTGAAGGACCAAAGATATCCTGGCCCAGGGGCATTCTTAGCCCCGGTAATCTGAATCTGACCCTGGATACCTAGGAAGCCATCACCGGTCCAGCCAAGGC